ACGCCGATGACGCCCTCGATCGCCTCGACGGCGTTATTGAGCTGCGCGAGCTGCCCGGACAGCGGCGTTACCGGGGAATTCGTTGGCGTGCTCGGCGTCGGGTTGGTGAAGTTGTCGAGGGTCTGCGGGAAAGCCATGTCGGGTCCTGTTCAGGTGTTGCGCACGAGGCCGGCCAGAATCTCGTCGGCGTTGATCCGCCGCGGGATGCCGGTGACGGTGTAGGTCACGCCTTCGGCGGTGATCTGGTCGCCGGCCTTGATCGGCGGGCCGGCCAGGAAGCGCAGCGTGTGCGTGGTACGGCTGCCGGCCGAAAGGAAGTCGTCATCGACCGTGTCGAGCAGCCCGACGAAATCCTGCGTCGTGCCGTCGTACTGCATGCGCGGATCGTCATACGGCCGGCCGCTGTCGTAGCTGTAGGCGACGGAGCAGAGGACAGCGAAGCCCAGTGGCGGCAGGTCGTAGCAGCCTGCCAGCTCATCCGGGTCGCCGCCTACCGGACCAATGTACGACCCGTCGAAAGTGTACCGCGGGTCGTCGTAGGGCCGATGCCAGTCGTATGGCCGAGGCATGGCGCGTGGTCGATCAGGTACCGGCGACGCCCGGCGGGGTCAGCAGCATCTGCACCGTCGCACTCGGGTTGCTGGCCGCCGTGACGGCGATGCCGACCGCGCGCTGGCTCGTCGTGGTCTTGTTCACCACCTTGTTGGTCGAGTCCCAATACAACAGATCGCCGACCGAGATCGCCAGGGCGCTGGTCTTGGCGATCTCGACGACGCCCTGCGTGATGAATGCGCCGGGCGTCGAGATGGCGACGTTTTCGACCGCGACGCCAAAGAGCGTCGTGCCAAACAGGTAGCCGATGCCGGCATTGACTGCCGCGCCGGGCGTCAGGGTGAGAACGTTTCCGTCCTGGATATAGCCTTTCATGCTGCTTCCTTTCGTCTGTGGCCCGCGCAGTGCGCGGGTCTTTTCCGTTCCGCTGGCTGCTGCCAGCGGCCGCTGATCAGTTCGGGTTCTTCGCCAGACCGCGCCAGTCAAGCGCCTTGACGCCGGCATCGATGCGGACCTTGAAGTCCACCCCGTCCACCGTCCACCCGCCCTGCTGCTCGAGCGTCGGCGTGTCGTTGCCGTCGAGGTAAGCGACTTCGATCGTGTCATTGATCGCCGGATTGGCGGCGCCAAACCAGTTGCTCGTCGAACTCGCGTCGAGGCGCGGGTCGGCGACCACCTGGAAGGTGCCGCGCAGCCAGTTGGGGGTCGTCGCGGTCTTCGCCGACGTGATCTCGTTCTCGGCGGTGGCCACGGTCTGCGCGAGCCCCTTGAGCGTGCGCGGAACGATCAGATAGCCGAGGTTGATATTGAGCGTCGTGCCGGTGGCGTCGGTCTGCCGCGCCATCGCCGTCGCCAGCAGATCGACCGCGGCGGTGCTGATCGCCGCACCGGTCAGCAGGTTGGCGTGGTTGGCGTGGAACAGCGCGACGCCATCGGCCATGTTCGGGTTCCCGGTCAGCACGGCATAGACGAGATTGCCGACGGTACGGATGGCGCTGCGGCCCATCTTGTTGGGAATGCGGGTGAAGGCCCCCAGGTCGTCGTTGACGATCGCCTGGCGGTTGATCGAGAACAGGCTGCCGTAGGTCGCGAGCTGGATCGTTTCGCCCCTGTCGCCGACCGTGACGTACTTGTACTCAGCGCCCGGCTCGACCTTCGACAACGCCGGAAAGGTGTTCAGGTCGACACGCTTCGACGCCTTGAAGTCGGTCAGCGTGCCCTTCGAGGTCCATACCTGGAAGGTCTCTTCCGCATCTTCCCATCCTTTCAACATCGCCTTGTTGGCCACGTCGGCCAGCAAGTTGGTGAAATCGCTGGTGCCGTGCGTGAAGGCGGCGGCGACGACGCTCATTTTGTCGAGGCCCTTGGTCGGGATGCCTTTGCGCGACAGCGCGGCGCGGGCGACCTCCATCAGCGAGTAGCTGCGGAATTCGTTGCTGGTGTCGTTGGCCGTCAGGCCCGCGCGGATCAGCAGGCCGGAGCTGACGCCAGCGCGGAACTTGTCGTCCTCGTCGTCGATCGTCTGGATCAGGCCGCCACCAAGCGGCTGCTGATTGCGGCTGACGGCGAGCAGCATCTTGGCGCGAAATCCCTCGATGCTCTCGGCCGGGTTGTCGAGCGACTGGTTGACGAGCAGCTGCAGCTCGGCGCGGGCGCCGTCGCCGGTGACGAACGGCTTGGCGATGGCGCGAATCTGCGCGCGGCGGTTGGCTTCGTCGCTGGCAAACTGCGCGCGGATGTCTTCGGCACTGATCGTCGGTTCGGTGATGGGCGCGACGTGATCGGGCGGCGTGGTGGTCTGAGTTGCCGCCGGCTGGACTGCTGTGTTCATGGATCGTCCTTTCGGGTTGGATTGGAGCGCGGCGGCTGCCGCGGGATGTGCCGCCCGCGCGACGTGCGTCGCCGGGAGTTGAAAACGGGTTGCGAGCGAAGCGGCGATCGGCACGGCGGCGGTGATGTCGTGCACCAGTCCGGCCGCCTTGGCTTCGTCGGCCGAGAACCAGTGATCGTCGCCGTCCTGCAACATGGCCAGGGCCGTATCGTGCGGAATCATGCGGGCGTAGGAACTGGCCATTGCCGCCGCAAACTGGTCGAGCACATCCGCGGTTTGCCGCAGATCAGCCGCATTGCCGGCGACCGTGATCCACGGCGCGTGAATCATCAGCAGCGCGTTTTCCGCCATGACGATGCGATCGCCGGACATGGCGATCAGCGAGGCGATACTGACGGCGATTGCGTCGATCTCGACCGTGACGCGCGCCGGATGGCGGACCAGTGCGTTGAAGATGGCCAGTCCATCCGGGACACTGCCGCCGGAGCTGTTGAGGCGGACGGTCAGATGGCGCGCGGTCACGGCTCCGAGTTCGGCGACGAATTGCCGCGCGGTGACAGTCTCTTCAGACCACGATTCGCCGATGTCGCCGTAGATGGCGATTTCGGCGCGGTCAGGTCCGCGCGCACAGATGCGGTACCACGGTTGGGTCATGCGTCGTCCCTCTTCGTCTGCTCGGCGGCGGCGTCATCGGCGCCGGCATCGGCCGGTGGCGCCGGCGCCGGCTTGGGTTCTTCGACCAGCCCGGCCGCCTTCTTTGCCCGCAGCCAGTTGGCTTGCTGCGCGAGCACTTCGCGCGGGTTGGCGCCGCGCGCGCGGATGATCTCGGGCGCGCTCTTGTGCAGGGCGCGCTCCAGCGTTTCGTTCGCCGTCGCTTCCTTCGCCGGGTCGATCCACGGCATGGTTTGCGCGATGTACAGGGCGTCGTCGAGGCTGGCGCGGTCGATGTCGGCCGGCACCTGGATGGCGCCAGCCAGTTCCGCGAGCACGACGAATCGCTCCCACACCGGGCGGACAAACTGCGAAATGAAGGTTTCCGCCAGTGCTGCGTAATGCACCCACTGTTCCACAAGCTCCTGGCGCTGTGCGCTGTAGGTGCCGTCGTAGTTGCGGCTGACGCTCGAGTACGAGGCGCCGGCGCCGGCAGCGACGGCGCGCAGTTGGCCGTCACGGTACGATTGCAGGTTGGTGTTCGGCCGCGTCGTGTCGATGGTGCCGATTTCCTCGCCGGGCAGGAGGTCGTCGAAGATCATTCCGGGCCGGAACCGCAGGTCGCGCGGCGCCGGCGTTCCGTCGGCCTCTGTGGTGTCCTGCGTGTAGAGATCCGGAGCGCCCTTTTTGATGTAGCCTGCCATCGACGCGGCGATCTTGGCGGCGACGCGCTCGGACTCCTCGTAGTCCTTGAGATCCTCGAGGCGGGTGATGACCGATGCGAGCGCGGATACGCCGCGGTGCTGGCCGATGCGATCGACCAGCCGCAGGTGCAGCATGCGCTCGGCCGGGACCGTCTTGAGGTCTTCGCGGGCGCGCCAGGCAAAGGTGTCGCCGGGATGGACCTTGTAGACGCGATACGCGACCGGCTGCCCCCAGGCGTTGCGCACGATGCCGCCCGATCGGTCTGCCATCAGCAGGTCGTTTTCGGTTGGCACCAGATCAGGCTCGATCAGCTCGAGCGACAGCGGAATGATGCTGCGGTGATCGAGCGCCGGCACGCTGCCCTGCAGGATCTGCGCGAAGCATTCGCCATCGCGCAGCCAGGTCCGGCACGCGATGCGTTGGGCGCTGGCCCACGAGTGCTGAAATGTTACCTCCGGGTAGCGGCACCAGTCGCGCCAGAGATCGAGCAACTGTCGCGACAGCTCGTCGTTGATTTCGCCGGAGACCGAACGCGGTTGCGGCTCGATGCCGATTCCCTGCGGGCCAACGATGTTGTCGACCAGCACGGTGAGCGCGCCTCGCGCCAGGTCATGATTGCGGTCGAGGTCGCGCGCCTGTTGGCGGATCGATGGCGCTTGCAGTCTGGCGAGGCTTTCGCCGCTACGTGTCTCGCGCGAGAAGCGGCGAAGGCGTGTCGGCGAGGCTGCGTCGTAGGATGCGAGGATGCGCCGGGCTTGCGCGCGGCGCACGGCGGTCTGCGGCGACAGCCAGCCGATGAGGGTATCGAGCGCGCCGCGGTTCATGATCCGGAAGAGAAGTCGGCCAGGCGGTGACGCGGGCCGACGGCGCCGCCAGCGGCCGCCATTTCGGCGGCGACGCGGCGCTCCAGCGCCTTGCGCTCGGTGCGGATGGCGTTGAGGTCGGCAAAGGTGAGCGTGCGATCGCCGATGGTGTAGCTCTGGCGGCGCAGGACAGCCAGCTCTGCGGCCAGATAGGCATCAAGCAGATCGCTGGCGGTGCTCATGGCTGGACTGCTCCCGGAAACGCGGGCAAGGTCGGCGAGGAGGTGGCGCCTGATTGGGTTTTGGTATCCGGGAGCATGGGCGCGATTGTCCCGCTGATGTTTGTCGCATTTCTAGGCACAAAATGCGACTATTTTCTGCCAGCGTGGATTTTTCCGACGATGCGATAGATGGTGCTGCGCGCAACGCCATGCACGGCGGCCAGGTCGTCGGCATTGCGGCCGTTGAACTCTGCCCGGATGCGGGCATGCCGGGCAGCGCGCGGCGATGGGATGTACAGGCGATCGGTGCCGTAGACGATGGTCAGCCTGGCCAGTACCTGCCGCGCGAGATGTCGGGCGCGATCAGCATCGATGCCGGGTTCTGCAGATAGCGCCTCGGCAATGTCTTCCTGTAGCCATTCCGCAGTCACAGGCGCTCTTCCCATTCGCTTCTCCTGCCCGGTCTCGGCGGATGCCGCTCAGCGACCGGCTTGCTGGCCGGCGGCTTGCTGTCCGCTGGCCGCTGCTGGCCAGCAAGCCGGTGCGCTGCCAGGCACAGGATGATGCAGTCCAGCGCCTCGTTTCGCGGCCGGATCTGTACCCACTCGGCAAACGGCCTCCCGGCGCGGACCTTGGTTCGCAGTTCTTCGGCGGCCAGCTGCGCGAAGTACTCATCATCAAACGCGGCGAGCTGCGGGTAATGCAGATATCCCGGGCCGGGCTTCTGCAGCCGCAACCGGCTGTAAATGATCGCCTTGCCCTGGTCGACACCAATTGGCTCGACGGGCTGGCCGCGCTTGTTGCGGGTCCGTAGCCGCATGCGGCGCTTGCGTTCGTCCTCGATCAGCGGTCTACCGGCTCCCGGGATACCCTTGGTCGGTATGGTCCAGGATCGCTTGGCGCAGAATGCCTGCACCATGCTGGTGTTATAGCCGGCATCGATGCAGGCGGCGCGCACGTGCCACTCGGAGAGGAAGTCGGCGAGGCTTTGCCATACGTCCGCCTGCGCGGTGTCGCCCGGCAGGATCGCGTGATCGAAGACCCATGCCTGCTCGCCATCGCCGAACGCGGCAATGGTGGCTTCGAGCCGGTCTTTCTGCACGTCGACGCCCGCCACGACGCGCAGCGGGCGGATGCTGGCGAGGATCTGCGGCGGCTCCCACGGTTCGACGCGGGCGATGAGCGCGCCGGCGTCGGCGCCGTCGCCTTCTTCGCGCCAGACTTCGCCAAGGTAAGTGTTCACGAATGCCTTCAGGCCGGCCGTGTCGCTTTGGACATCGAGCCACTTCTGCGCGATCTTGTGCCATGTGAGGCCGAGTCCGACCGGTGCGTACAGGGCATTGATGTGGTAGCCGCGGATGAGTTTGACGGCCGGCCGGGCGGCGATCCAGCGGCCGGATTCGAGCATCTGTGGCTTGGCTCCTTCGCGGATCTCGACACCGCACTCTGGGCAGACCATCCATGCGGCGGTGACGATCTTCTGCTCTGTCGCCGCTTCGCCGTCGAGCGGCAGCGCGGTCGACCATCTGAGATTTCGGAATTCGAGCGGGTGATGGGTGTTGCAGTCGGGACAGCGCACATGATACCGGCGGCGATCGCTGCGCCGATAGGCGTCGTC